GTCGTGGAGGCCTTCACGATGCCGTCAGAACGGGGCACGGAGGTCAGCTGCAGGCTGTCCGTCGCCGGCGTCTTGCTCTTTGTCGTGGTCTCGGACTTCACGGAGGGCCGGGCCACGGTGCAGTCGTACAGCACGTGCCGCACGGCGTGTACGTCGCCGTCGAACTGGAACAGCAGGGCGAAATGGGCGGGCTCCGCCGCGGCGTTCTCGTAGAGGACGCCGGAGGTCTTGTCCAGCACCTCCCCCAGGATATCCTCCCGGAATGCCTGTGAGATCCGGGCCAGCTCCAGCGGGCCCTGGTATCCCGTGTTGGCGGCGGTGGCGTAAAACAGGATGTTGTCGGCGTAAAACTCGGCGGCCTCGCCCTGCGGGTCCAGGGAGAGGCTGACGCCGCCCAGGATCCGTTTTGGGGCGGCATAAGACGGCGCTCCGTCCTCGCCGAAGGTGAGCTTGGCGTAATGTACGTTTGTCAGGCCGAATTTGACTTTATTTTCCGGCATGGGCTGATTCCTCCTTTTCCGGCGTGATGATCACGTCCATGGTGTATGACGTCATGTGCATACGCTCCTTGTCCAGATAGGTCTCCTCCTTGTCGTAGGGGAGTTCCAGATCCGAGAAGCGGTTTTCCAGCCGTTCCTCCAGGCCAAAATCCTTCCGTTCGGTGTACAGCTCGATATTCAATTCGCGGATGGGCTGAAAATTCCGGTTGTCCGCCTGAAAATCGTCGCTGCGTCCAAAGAAAAAGGCCAGAAAGGGCGGGGCCTGGACGGTATTCTGCTCAAACTGGTAATAGGCGTAGGGGAGGCCGAAGCCGGCCACCAGCTCGTTGACTTCCTTCGTCGTCATAAGCGTTTTACCATCTCCGACTCCAAATTATCTATGAGCCAATTCTCTATTGTTGAGATATGGGGGCTCCCGGGCGTGCTGGGCGTGCGGGATCCATCCCGGTTCAAGTGTCCGTACTCCAGCAGGTGGGGCAGCCCAGGCACATCCTTGTTATAGATGATCCCCTGGGCACTCGTTCTTTTGGTCTCCACGGTGGAGGTCCAGCCCTTGGCGTATCTCCCGCTCCCGCCGAAGGTCTGTTTGGACTTGGCCCGGAGGGCCTTTGCCCCCGCCTTGGAGACGGACTTAATCACCTCGCCCATGGAGGCGCTGACCTCGCTCCCGTAGTCGTCAAGGATGGCTCGCACCTCCTCAGAGAGCTTGTCTACCGGCGTCTTGGATGCCATTTCTGCCTCCCCTCCGCTCCGTATGGAGCTCGATTCGATCCGTCCCCGGGACCAGATAGGTCCGATAGACGGCGTAGGCGCGGCCCTTATACCGGACGGTCGGCTCCTCCTGATAGTCCCCCGAGAAGACGGTAAATTTGTAGGCGGGATTGAGGCCGTTTCGCCCTCCGCCGAAAAATTCCGTCTGCGTGGCGGACGTCACTTTGCAGTAGACCTGCCTGGATACGGTCTGGGGGACGGCCACGCCGTTTTGATCCTTTTGGGTGTACTCCTCCGCCACCAGCTCGATCACGTCAGACTGCGCCATGACCCTTCCCCCAATCCGTGTAGCCGCTGGCCATGCTCATTTGGGCCTTTTGTTCGTCGTAAGACGCCTTGAGCCGGTCGTATTCCCCGTCCGCCGCGTCCCCAAAATGGAGCTTGCAGTAGGTGATGACCGCCTGACGGACTAGGGCGCTCTGCGGGTCCTCCGGGGACACTCCCGCCACTCTCAGGTCCAGATACGCCGCCGCGATCAGCTCCTCGATCCGCTGATCGTAGGCGTCCGTGGTGATGGGCAGAGCCCGTTTGACCGCCTCTAACATGGCTTCTTACACCCTCCTGGAGTCCGTTTTGGACGTTCTTTTATCGGCCTGTCCCCGCTTTTCATCCGAAAGGCTCACCGCCGCGCCGCCCAGCGCCTGCAATTGGTCCCGGGTGATCTCCACAACGGAGCCGGGGAAGCAGACAACGGTACAGGTTTTTACAATCTGCGCTTTCATCTTACACTCCCGCCGTCACGGTGATTTTCACGAAAAATCCGGGGCGCGTCACGCCGAAACCGGCCATCAGCTTTCCCACGATCTTGACCTTGTTCTGCTCGGCCAGGGTGTAGGGGTCCGTCACAAACTCCACCCCGGAGCCGTCCGGGGTGAGCATAACGCCGCCGTCCAGATCGCCCACAATGATCTCCATCATGGGCGTCAGCTCGGAGGAGAACAGGACCTCCACCCCGTTGAGGTAATACACCGGGCGGCCGTTTTCCACCACTACGTTGTAGATGGGGCGGCCCGTGTTGTCCATGAGCGACATGAAGCCGTTGAAAAACGTCTGCTTATGCATGATCGCCACAGGCCGGGCGGCGTCGCTGTGCAGCTCCGCCAGAGCGGCAAAGGTCAAAAAGGGATCCAGGGCGGCGGGAGTGAGCGCGACCACGCCCACGGCGCTGTCCGAGGACTCGGACGGAGCGGCCTTGACGGCGGCAATAAACTCTGCGTCTGCCTTGAGCAGGATCCGGTTCTCGATCTCATCGTAGATGTAGTCCAGGAACGCGCGGCCCTTGAGCTTCAGCGCCGTGTCGCTGATGGTGATCCACTTTTTGATGTACTCCGGCGAAACGAGGACCTCGCCGATGGTAAGGACCTCCTCCACGGGGGCCGCGGTGCCCTCCGTATGGATCACCGCCCCCGTGGCGGAGAGCTCGAAGGGGAATTTCATGGGCCCGTCGCTGGTCACGCGGCGCAGGCGGCCCACAATGACGGATTTGTCCCACGCGGTTTCGATCCGGTCCGCGATGTAGGTGGGAATGGGGACGGTGCCGCCCTCCACCAGGTCGGTCAGCAGGGCGCGGCACTCCGCCGCGTTGCCGCTCTGGAGATACCGGGCATAGGCGTTCTCGTACGGCTCGCTGGACAGCACGTTCTCCAGGGAGCGCGTCTCGATTTCCGACTTGTCCCCGCTGCCCACCACAGCGCCCGCGCCCTGAAGAACAGCGGTCATGTCCTTCCTGCGCTGTTCCAATTTGGACTGCTGGGCAAGCTCGGTGCTGCGGGCGTCCAGGGCGGTGATCTCCTGGTCCAGCTCGGCCAGGCGTTGTTCGTCAGCGGCCTTGATTTCTCCCTCAATCGCGGAGCGGCGCTCCTGGATCTGACCGGCGTTCCAGCCCTTGATCTGCTCTAAATATGCTGCAAATTCCATGTTTTACCTCCAAATCTTATTTTTCAGCAGGGTCTTTTTACGCGCAAGCTCCAGCGCATGAAGTCGCTCCGCTTCTCGGGCCGCCTCAATCACTCCGTTGAAGTAGTCCCGCGCTGAAACATTGAGCTCGGTGTCAGGATTGGCCGGGAAGCTCACAGGGGAGATGTCATAGACCTTCTCGACCTGATCGATCACCCTCGTATGAGTCTCCGGCTCGTAATGGTCGCCTCCGGGAGCTATACGGAAGCAAAAGGACATTTTGGGATAGTTTCCCGCCGCGATATCCTCAAAGAGGCGGCGGCCGGATTCCGTCCGGCCCAGGTCCGTATGATGTCCAAGGCCGTGATCGTCTACATAAATTCGGACCGCCCCGTTGCTGGTCCTGGCATAGACCCGGCCCTCGTGATCCACCCGGAATACCACGTCGGACAGGTCCGCTCCGTCAAAGGCGTTTCGCTGGATCCGCTCATAGTAGTCCACGCCGTCCATGGTCAAAAGCTTATAGGGCGCGAAGGTGGAGGCGTAACCGTCCACAAAATAGGACGCGGCTCCGCCCTCCGCCGCACGGACGGTCATTTCCATAGAGCGGTACTCCCGCTTATTGCTGCTCGCCATTTGCTTCTCCTCCTTCCCCGTCGGTCGAGTAGTGATACTCTCCCCGAATGGGCGCCCGCTGTCCCTTTCCATCCGGAAGCGGGCCGTAGTTGAATAGCTCTCTTATTTCATCGATCAGCAGGGCCCCTCGGTCTCCCAGCTCCTGCGCCATGCTGACTTTTGCGGTTGTGGACATATATTGGAGCCGGTTGGCGTTGGCAATGACAAAGTTACCGGCTAAACGCTCGGCTGCCGTGTAAAGTGCGGCGGTCATAACCTCCGAAAACTGGATAGCAAACGGCTCAATAGATCCGTTGAAAAACGCGTCCAGATCATCCCCGGATGCCTCGTTGCGCAAGACCTTCTCGTTTACGCCAAAGTAGTCGTATACGTTCTCCCGGATGATTTTCATCTGCCCCTCGGGAGGGGAATACGGGCTGTCTTTCAGCTGCACAATATCACTGTAGGTGTTTGGAAACAGCAGCACGCCGCCGTCCTCCGCGTCCGCGGCCAGATTCTGCTGGGAAAACCGTTTGCGCTCGTTGGCAAGGTCCTCCGCCTTGGCGAAATTGTTCACCCGTGCCATAAAACGGTATGTGGCTGAGTTTTTCGCGGCGGCTTCGATGCCCTTATTCTGCACATGGATGAGCTGCATCGTCTCACTCATTGCGGAGTTATTCTCGCCGAAAAAGTCGTCTAAATACTGAAATTTGGTCAGGACTCCGCACCGGCGCAGCTCCACCGCCGCCTTTTCTCCGTGGGAGAACGTGTACCGGAGCCACGGCTCGCCCTTGTACAGCAGGATATCACACCGCGAGGGAAGGACCGGGTAAACTCCAACGGTACGCAGTTTTTCATCCAGAACCGGAACAATAAAAGCGGTGTTGTGTACGTCCAGGATAGTAGACGTGCGGTACAGAAATTGGGACCAGGTATGCCAAGGGTTTGGGCCAAGGCTCATCTGCGCCTGAAGCTGCGGCTGTGCCTCTCCGTGCAGCTCCACCTTTAGTTTTGAGATGTGCCGCGCTCTGGCGTCAATGGCCGCCCGGACAAGCATACTCTCATAGATCGACCCCTGCCAGGAGGTAAACACAGGCCGGTACGCGGTAAGGGTCTGAAAAAAACCTTCCGCATTTTGGAGGGCTTTTTCCGCTTTTTTATCCCTGGCAGGATGGAAAATCTTCTCAAAAAGGCCCATGTCATCCCTTCTTTTCCCGGACGTTTTTCAGCTGCTCCCCGATTTCTCCGGCCCATTTCTGCCGCACGGTCATGCCGTCCAGCAGGGCGGCCGCGCCGTCGATATGATCCTTTGGAGTGACCTTCACCAGCCGTCCCCGGCCCCGCTCAACGTTCATTTTTATGGCGCAGTTGAGCAGGTGAATCTTAAGCAGATCGTTGTCGCCGATGTGGATCTTTCCGTCCTCCAAAAGACCGCGGGTCTCCTCAATGACGCTCCAAAGATTATCGCCCTGGTATACGTCGTCAGTTTGGAAACCATAGGTATTCAGATCATTGACAAGATACTGTGCGCAGTACCGGTCGTAGCCCACCTTCAGAGGCAGAATTTCATACCCTTCCACCAATTCCCGGCACCAGTTGTAACAGTCCGTGTAATCCACAAAGTTCTCCCCGGAGAGGAAAAGCAGCCCTCTCTGAACATAGATGTCGTATGGGATACCGTCCCTGCTTATGGCCTCTTCCAAGCGGTTGTGCGGGAGGAAAAACCGAGCGAACACATACAATTCTCCGTCCCGCTCGATGATTGCCACACATGCGGTGAGATCCCGGCTTCGAGACAGGTCTATCCCTAATACGCAGTAGCTGGATTTGAAATCCTCCAGTTCCAAATGCTCCCCGGACGCGGCCTCCACCACCTGCGTTGGGAGCCAAGATTGAGTGGAATTTTGCTTGATATTGCAAAATTTTGTAATAAATTCGGTTTTTCTGGACAGGCTTTCCCTTGCAGCTTTAATTTGATCCTGAATAAATTTTGTTTTTACCGAAACACCAAGCCCAGGAAGGCTTTTTTTTAACTCCTCGATATCATCCCACTTACTCAAATCATCAATCGTGTAGAGTACGGGTAACAACCGATTTTCCCTGCTATCTCCATTCAAAAAACGTGTTCCGCGTTTGAATAGTTCATCAAAAATCCCATCGTTTACATATCCTGCGGACGAAATAGCTAAAAGAATAGGTTCATCTCTTGCCCCCATGGCTGAAAGCATGACCTCATATTGCTTCAATCCTCGGGCAGCCGGCCAACTTGCTATTTCATCTGCCACAACCAGCATCGGATTATAGCCGTCTGATTTCTTATCCGAGAAAGCAATTTTCCGTATTGTTGTGTTAGATTCTGGGATGTAATATCCAGTTTTTACCTTTTTTGTTCTTCGTGCCATCTCCGGGTTATGGGTCATTGTAAACTCAAAAGAAGAATAAACAAGATCACTTTGATCAAGTTTTGGACCCATGCAGTAGTTTTCCGATCCAAATTCGCCATCTACATAAGACTCATAAGATACCATTCCAGAGGCAACAAGGGTCTTTCCACTTTTTCGCCCAACCTCCAAGAAAACCTCAATAAACTGACGAAATCCATCTTCTCCCAAGATACCATAGACTGCGGATATAAATGCTTTTTCCCAAAGAGACAAGACTAGGCGTTTGGGTGCCAATGGACCTTTGTTGTGCCGCACATATTTTTCCATAAACCGGATTGCCTTGTCGGCTTTATCTGGTGCGAAAATGTAAGTTCCGCTTTCAATCCCCGAAACAAGTATCTCATACAGTTGCCTTATATATTTTCCAACAGTTTCCGTACCATTTCGAATGGCCTGATAATAGGCCAGGATATAATTTTCCATCACTCAAATTCATCCAGAGAATCCCGCTCCTTGAGATCCGGACAAAGATCGTTGAGCTGCTTGATAATGGCCTGATATGATTTGTCCGTGCTGGTAAACGTCCTGGAAGCGGGCCGCTCCCTCTCGTATGGCTTCGCGGATGCGGATTGGCAGAAAAGCTCCGTCTCCCCGTTCTCCCGCAGATCCTCCCACAGCTCATCCAGCCGCGCCCGCAGCCTGGCCGCCTGGCGGATCAGGCCCTCCGCCACGGCCAGTTTGTTCTCAGGCAGGTTCTTGTAGATTTTCATGAGCCGCCGGAATTCTTTCTGCTCCGCCCGGTCGGTTTTGCTGGTTTTCGGCTCGTTTTTCTTGGCCATGTTCGGACTCCTTTCTGCTCAGGGGGGGTTCTATGCGCGTTTCGGCGGAAGAGATGCTAGCCACACCCGGTCTCCTGACGGGGGCCTGCGGGGCGATGGCGGGGGGGCTATACCGTCACTCGGCCCATGGCGTCCACCCGGAATCGCCGCTGCCTGTGGCGGTGAAGCTCGGCGTGACAGTCACGGCACACCAGCTGCAGGTTGTCCCAGCTCAGCGTGACGGACGGGTCGCCGATGTTGTCCGGGGTGAGGTGCCGCTTGTGGTGCACGATCTCCCCAGGCTTGTACAGTCCCCTGGAGAGGCACCGCTCGCACAGCCATGCCTTGGACCGGGCGTAATCATCCCGGCACCTCTGCCAAGTTTTCGATCGATAAAATTCTTTCGCAAACTCCCGCATACTCTCACCCACAAAACCAAAAGCCCGAGCCCACGACGTAACGCTTTCGCGTTGTCATGGGCTCGGGCTTCTTGAGCACTGGCCTCTGTCGATATTCACGAGTATCTCTGTCTTACATCGCCGACACCACGCCGGAATATTTGTTCCGCTGGTCGATGGCAAAACCTTGAGTTCCATCCGTCCCCTGCATACCGGACAGACCAGCCTACTATCTCTCACGATCAGTCTACCACACTTCTGTTTATTTTGCAACAATTTTTCCTCCTTTTCTTTTAATTCCAAGAAGATATACTAACCCCCAAGCACGAAAAGAATAGAAAAGCTATTCTTTCTTTTGGGTTTTCTTTTTTCTCTTGGCCCTCTTTCGGACGGAGAAACGAGGGAGCATATAACTAAGGTAGGAGTACTCACCCCATCCATTGCGGACAGGCGGATCATAATATACGTCGATTGCCTCCGGCGGGGCGGAGAGAGTAAAGTAGTCCGGGACCTCTTCCGTTACCGGCTCAGGCCGAACCAACCCAAGAGACGGCACCCACATCCGCTCCCCTATATGCGGGTGTCCCCACTCTCTCGGCTCCTTGGCCAGGTAGGAGGCCAGGTCCAGGTATGTATACTTCCGGTTAAAGGTCAGCTGCTTAAGCTTAACATTCTCCCCATAGTTCCATAGCTGCATGATCTCCTCCAAATCATCCCCGGTCGAGTTCAGCACTATATGTAAGTGCGGCCGTTTTCCAGGGCAAAACCCCTCTACTACATATACATATTTCAGAGACTGCCCTCTGGCCTTCCGGGCGGCCCGGAGTTTCTTGAGAAAACTCCGGGCACGCCGCACCGCCTGCTCCCTATTTTCCGGGAGATAACGGTTATAAAAGGTAAGCGTCAGAAGCAGGTCTCCGTCGTCAAAATTTGACGCCAGCGTTCGCACCAGCTTGGCCACCGAGGTTTTTGCGTTCAGCCGCTCCCTGGCGGCGGTGCTGGCGTGGAGCTTCTCCGCCCGCGCCCGAACGGAGTCGCCCCGCTCCGGCGCGGTGTAGCACGCCATGTATACCATGCGCCCGCATCTCAGTCGTTTCAGTCTCTTAGGCATCGGCCTTCCTCCCAATGGATTCAATGTTCCAAATTCCGGGAAAGACTTCACAACAATTCCGCATTGGGCAGTGTTTACACTCACTACTTAATCTGCTTTTGCAAGATTTTTTGATGATCCTCGCCGCCCATTTCAGAGCCTTGATCTCGTACATTGAGCCTTTTTCCAAAATGATACGCTCCCTTCAAAAATGATTCGCTATACGGAAAACGTCTGTCCCGTCTCTGCATCCGCCTGCTCCAGATACATCTCGCTTCCGGGGATATCCCAAAACGACTCCTGGCGGTCCCGACGATCCGGGGCGGCGCGGCGGCTGTTCGTACGGTCCGCTGGTTCGTCCGCGAGTTTCATAAAACACGCCCAAAACGTTTTAGATTTCTTACCACTTCGATGCCCAAAAAGCGGTTTTTGTCCGATAGCGGCCCACACCTTGCTTGCTGGTATGTCGTACTCTGACCACTTGAAGATCAATACACCGTCCGGCCTTAAAACCCGCATACATTCGGCAAATCCATCGTGGAGCATCTGGGGCCAGTTGGCATCCAGTTTTCCATACTTCTTCACCAACCAAGCGGTTTCTTTTGCACCGGTCAGATGGGGCGGGTCAAATATCACCAGCGGAAAAGAATTGTCCGGGAACGGTAGCGCCGTGAAGTCGCATATAATGTCCGGGTCAATATTCAAAGTGCAGTTTCCAGCATTTTTCCACAAGTGTTGATACTTTTCCCGGCGCTTATCGCAGAAGAATGCTGCAGGGTGATTTTTATCGAACCAGATCGTGCGCGCGCCACAAGTCACATCCAAAATCTTTTTTTCCATAATGCACCCGATTCCTCTCATTCAAATATCTTCCCTATCTCCGCCCCCGCCGATTCGAGGGCCCAAAATGACTCCTGGCGGTCCCGACGCTCCGGGGCGGCGCGGCGGCTGTTCGGCTTGTCCAACGGCTCGTTCAGTTCCGACTGACGGAAGCGCTGATACTGCCCGTCGAAGACCAGGTAGACTCGGCCTCTGATGCCCTCTTTGTTTTTCCCAATTTTCAGGATCCTCCGGCTCTCGTCCGGCTCCTGAGGCCGCTCCAGATACAGCAGCATGACCGCGTCCGAGTCCTGCTCTACCTGACCACTCTCCCGCAGATCCCCCATAGTAGGCTCCAGCACCTTATCCGGTCCCTCCCGCTTCTGACGGGACAGCTGTGAGAGCGCTACCACCAGGATCCCGCTCCCATGGGCCAGCCCCTGGAGGCCCCGGCTGATGCCGGCCACCTGTTCCTGGCGAATCTCGCGCCGGTTTTCCGGCTCAACGAGCTGGAGATAGTCCACGTAGACTGCCTGATATCGGTGCGCAAGGGCGTCAGCTCTGATATCCTGGACGCTCATTCCGGATGCCTCGATCAGGTCCAGATTTCGGGCCCGCATTCGGTCGGACTCCTCGGCCACGCTCTTCCAGTCCTCATCATCCATGGTTCCCAGCTTGATCCGGGACAGTTCCACCCTCGCGATATTGGCGATCAACCGGTCGGCCAGCTTATACTGATTTGTCTCCAGGCTGTAGAACCCGACGCGCATTTTTTCCGCGTGGTGGTAGGCAAAGGAAACGGCCAAAGCGGTCTTTCCTGCCGAGGGATAGCCGCCCAGGACTACCAGATCCCCCGGATCTATGTACAACCCATGATCCAGCTTAGGCACCCCCCAGGTCAGATACTGATGGGGCGTGGAGTGGCGGTCCATGAAGTTCAGCAGAGCCTCCTCCATGCTCATCCGCTGGACTCCCCGTCGATCCACAGACAGTTCGTTGAGCTGGGCGATGCAGCGGGCTGCCTTTTCGTCGTCGTCCTCCTCCTGAAGCAGCCGCCCAAGCTCCCGCCGGCGCGCCCGCCTGGAATGCTCCCGCACCAGCTTGGCGTACTCCATGACGTTGGCCGCCGTGGGCGTCACCTCCATCAGCTGGAGCAGGTAGCTCCTCATTTCTACGTCCCCGGCGGCGCCCAGCCTGCCCAGGACCGTAACCGGGTCCACCTTCTCGCCGTTTGAGAACATGTCCTTGATCGTATGGAATAGCAGACGGCACCTCGCAGACAGAAAGTCCTCCTCCCTCACCGACTCCAGGACCTCGCCGATCACCTGGCTGTCAAGGAGCATGGACCCCACTACCGCCTCTTGAGACAGCAGCTGATCCTCACCTGTCATAGATTTTCCAACCTCCCATCTTCTCCCCACGGGAAACCTGATAAATTGCTTGGAATACAGGGAAAAACTGTGCGGGTACTACGGCGCTTCCGAGGCACTTAAGTCGGTCCACCCGAGAGGGAACCCCATGAGCCACTCTACCCACGTCGGGTTCAGCTGGCCACCATTCCCAGCCGCCATACTCCGGCGTTCTTCCTCCGCGAAAAGTACCATCGTCTGTAGGTCCAAGAAACCGTTCTTGTGCGTCTTCAGTGGCGGCGCTTTCCAGCAGCGTGCCAGCGGCGTTGCCCACATCCGCACTGCGCCTGTCAATGTCAACACCGGATGATCGTGCCGCCCTTGGCTGTCCTGATAGGCACCGCTCTCCGTCGCTCTCACGGTGGGCCACAATCGCGCATCGGGCCCGTCTGTGCGGGGCGTCGACGCCACAAGCCGGAATAACAAACGTCCTTGTTTGGTAGCCTTGGTTTTCCAGGTCAGACAGCACCTGGTCGAGCGCCATATTGACGAGGTTAGCAACATTCTCTCCAACGACCCAAGCGGGCCGGAGTTCTTTGACGACTCTAAGCATTTCCGGCCAGAGGTAACGGTCATCATCCTTGCCTCGGCGCTTCCCGGCGCAGCTGAACGGCTGGCAGGGGAATCCTCCGGAAATAACGTCAACTGTCCGCAGACAGGTCCTTTCATAGAAGCTTCCTCCTGTAAGGGTTTTTATATCCCGCCAACGCGGTACGTCCGGCCAGTGCCTCTCCAGAACCTTTGTTGGATAGTCCGCCCATTCGCACTGGCCTACGGTCTGAAATCCGGCCATCTCCGCAGCCAAATCAAGTCCGCCTATCCCGGTAAAGAGGGACAAGTGAGTCAGTTTATTCATAGACGCATCCAACCCGATTTTATTTTTTCTTGATATAGCTTCTCCGCTTTTGCGCTCCGTGTTTTGGCAATCTCTGAGTTATGGAAGTCACAGTAATCGGTGTCCGGATCGATGTGGTTGGCGCAGGCATCGCACATAGGACGGTCACAGGTAAATATGGACGGGGTCCAGACCTTCCTCACAATGCTCCCATAGTCATCCCGCTCATAGTGCTGGTACATATCCCGGTGATCGCACAGTTTGGTGGAGGGCCTGCCGCACTTGTAGCAGGGCGGGGGCTCAGGCTTTCCCCGGCCCCTACTGCACATCCATCCAACCAGGGACCCTTTGTCCCCAATAGGTTCACAAGGCATCCGAGCCGCCTCTTTTCCGCTGCAATTTAGCTGCGCCTACCATGTGGGGATCGCCTCACTGGCCACAAGTCCGGGGGCAGAGGGAGCGGATGCCACGGACGTCCCTTTGTTCAGCGGGAAGTATGATTTCCAGGAACCGGCTATCGCCTGACGGATCAGACGCAGCTTGTCCTCCCTCCGGCCGCCGGACAGCTCATCCAGCTTTGCCAGCAGGATCCGAATCGCGTAGGCGGAATTGACCGCTCGGAGCGTGCTCCGGAGCTTGATATGCTCCCCCAGGGCCTGCGCCAGCTCCCGGTCTTCTCCAACATAGGCCCTGAGGATGGGCTTCGCCTCCTCATCCAAATCAAACCGGCTTCTCCTCCGTCCCCCTTGGGGGGATTTAGGGGGGTTCTTTTGTTCAGTACGTTTCTTTTCTTCAGTACGTTTCTTTTGTGACTGATTTTTCGCGTCCGGTAAAATCGCGTCCGGTAAATTAGGACACGGTTTCTCCGTGCCCGGTAAATTAGGACACGGTTCCTCCGTGTCGGAATTTTTAGGACACGGTTCATTTTCGCTTTCCGGTAAAACCTGGCCGGGTAAATCAGGACGAACTTCGTCCGTGTCGGAATTTTTAGGACACGGTTTCGTTTCGCCGAAATCTCCGGGCGTGTCCGTAATAATATACTGCGCCTTGCAGAATCGCCCCGAGCCGTCGCTGGTCTGCCTCCGCATGAGATACCCGGCCCGCTCCAGCTCCCGCATATACTTACACATCGTGTCATTGGACGTCTTCAGCATCACAGCCATGCCGCGCACGGAGTAGTCCCAGTCATCGGGCAGGCTCAGCATGGCGATCAGCGCGAAACGGGCCGCTATGCTGATGGAATTGTCCCAAATAATGCGATTTTGGATCCGTGTCTCTTTTGAGGATTTCCGACGGATCACGATCTGCTTTTCCGCCATATTGCCGTACTCCCTTCACCGCAGATAAACGGCCAGCGCCAACAGGAACGCCGCCGCAGACATGCCCAGAATTGCCCACTCCACAGCCTCATACAGCCAGGGCTTGGATCGTTTCAATTTTCTCCACATTACGATTCCTCGCTTTCTTCCGAAAACCGCCGCCTCAGGGCAGCTTCAAACAGAGGTTCAAAAGTTCTTTTTCCTGCTTGGCTTGACAAAAAGAAACTGATGTTCTATAATTTGCCTTAGCATGATTTCATCATATACTCCGCTGCGCTCCCGTCCCTGTTCCGGCAGGGACGGGAGTATTTTTTACTTTAGCCCGAGCCATAGCCAAATACATCGCCCACGCCACAACCTGAGCCATCGCCCGAGCCACAGCCCGAGCAACAGCCCGAGCAACAGCCCGAGCCATAGCCAAATACATCGCCCACGCCACAACCTGAGCCATCGCCCGAGCCACAGCCCGAGCAACAGCCCGAGCAACAGCCCGAGCAACAGCCCGAGCCATCGCCCGAGCCCAAGCCCGTGCCAAAGCCCGTGCCAAAGCCCGTGCCAAAGCCCGTGCCAAAGCCCGAGCCATTGCCATAGCCCGAGCCCAGGCCCGAGCCATAGCCTGAGCCATAGCCTGAGCCAAAGCCACAGCTCGAATCTCTTAACATTTCCATACAGGGACCTCCTCAATACTTTTTTTCGCTTTCTCCGTAATTGGAATAATTTCAATTGCCTCGGTTAAGATTACTTTATCTACCGCTACCTGGAATTTGCATTTATGTGGGGCGCTTGTTCCATCCGTCGACAACTGGGACAGGGTTGCGGCGCCTTCCCACCACCACATTCGGCGGGCGTGCCTTAAAACAACTTCCGTCCCGTTTCGGCTTTCGATGTATCCGGCGAACACGCCGGCGCTGTATGTGCGTACCATGCAGTACTCCATACTGGATAGTGTCGTGTCAGTCACATCAACGCAGCCATCAGGGATCAGGGCCACTCCGTGGTCCTCAATAATCTCAGGATTCTTCATGACATTCTCCCTCTCTTTCATCATACACATCCTCCGGAATCTCAATTTGCAGCTTCGCCAGTTCAATGGCCTTTCGATAGACCTTCCCGTGCTTGTTTTCCCCATGCGTCTCTTGTACCTTAGCCGCAAATTTCTCCAAGTCCCCGCGAAAACAGCCGCAGCAAACACGGATTTTACCGTCCTTGCACAGGAAAAAGGTGGTTGTGCCATTGCGGGAACCAATATTAGATATGCAGAATACTGAAGTCGGTTTGCTAACCCAGGCGGAGCCGCAGACACGGGCGGTGCCGTAGACACGGGCGGCGCCGTAGACAAAGGCGGAGCCGTAGACAAAGGCGGAGCCGTAGACAAAGGCGGAGCCGTAGACACGGGCGGAGCCGAAGACACGGGCGGCGCCGTAGACACGGGCGGCTTCGTAGACAAAGGCGGAGTCGTAGACCTGGGCGGAGCCGCAGACGCGGGCGGTGCCGTAGACACGGGCGGCGCCGTAGACACGGGCGGAGCCGTAGACAAAGGCGGAGCCGTAGACCTGGGCGGAGCCGGAGACACGGGCGGAGCCGAAGACCTGGGCGGAGCCGGAGACACGGGCGGCTTCGTAGACAAAGGCGGATTCGTAGACCTGGGCGGAGCCGGAGACACGGGCGGAGCCGAAGACATGGGCGGAGCCGGAGACACGGGCGGAGCCGTAGACCCGGGCGGAGCCGTAGACACGGGCGGAGCCGTAGACCTGGGCGGAGTCGTAAACCCAGGCATCACCATTTTGGGCAAGGTTTTTCTCCGCCTCGATATAGCCACCAAACTCCCCTTTTTCTACATTTGAAAATGACCTCAGCGCGCGAATTCTATGCAGTGTATGGTCTCCTATCACCATAACATCTTCTGTTAACTCGTATTTTTGCATTTTTACCCTTCTTTCGAATTCCCCTGTGTTCCCTATTGGTGGGTTCGTTTTTACGTCATTCCCCTGGCATCCACAATGACTTTTGCGACAACGTCTGCCTCATAACGGACGGTTGTTCCCATTCTCACACCCTCCAGGGCGTGATCTCGGATCCACGCTTTGGCAGCCGTCGGACAGGAATAGCCAAGTTCCCGAGTCAGCTGCGCCAGGGTCAGCATGCCGCCGTACTCATTCCGGAGGATCCGCCGCTTTTCAGCGATCGCACGAGAATGCGCATGGTCTTGCTTCATACTACATCACCCCCTCTCTCACGCGTTGCACATGGATTCAAAAATGTACGGATGCATGATACAGAAAACCGTGAACGCCTGCGGTGTTAAATCTGCCGGGGCCAGTTCATCACCATCGAAATAGCGGAATACAGCTTTTAGTCCTTTCCCTACTTCTTCATCCGATACAGATTCAATAAAAGCCCTCTGATGATTGTGCATCTTCCACCATGTGGCACGCTTAGGCTTTCCCATCAATTCTCCTCTCCTTTCTCTGCGGTCTCCTGATGCGCCTCACGCCCCGGCCTGGACGGCGCTGGGCTTGCCCCTCCTTCTGATGTGTGATAAACTGTCAGAAAAGGAGGTCAAGAGCATGAAAAAATATGAGCGTAACCTCAAAAAATTAATTTCCTTGTCAAATGGCGGATGCGATCTGGTCCCACAAGAAACCGCAGGCTTGACAGAGGAGGAGCTTCGTTTCCTTTCCGCGAAAGGCTTTGTGGAGCTCAATCCAGCCGGGGACAACCTCTTTTGGATCTGGATCGAACCTTCCGGATTGGCATACTTTTCAAACAAAGAAGAGGCCCGCTCACAGTTTATCAAAACGAATATGGTCAATTTCTTTTCCGGATTTGTTTCCGGTGTGCTTGTCACAGTAACTGCAGCCTGGATAATACAAACAGTGTTGTGAGCACGCCTAAAAGAATGCCGAGAATATATGTAGGCCGCATGGGCTCCCTCCTTTCCTGCAGCGCTTTCCGCGGAATGGGAAGCTATGAGCGTGTCGGCTAGTCAATTTCTGTGACAGTCAAACATTGACGTACACACTCAAAAACAGCATCCAGTTCACCGCACTTAGTCCGGCTCTCCGCCAGGATTTTGGCAATCTTCTTTGCCAGAATCTGGCGCTGCGCCAGTTTGGACTCCAAAATAGATTCATGCTTTATCACAGACCTGATAACTCCAATATCCTGAAACGATTCAGCAAAAATCTTAGCAATATGCGTCGCGAGAGTGGGCTGGTCTTGAGTCGGACAGTCATGTCCGGACTGTCTGATCTTTTGGAGAATGGATACAATATTGTTTACCGTCCGCTGATCATTGGCCGCAAGCGATTCTAGGGTCCTGAATTCCGTATCCGTCAGTTCCGTTTTGCTGACGGCATCTAAAAGCCGACTGCGGGAATAATCATAATGATTTTCGTTTTGCATAACTGCTTCCTTTACCTCCCTGTCACCCCATTCACATCCATTTAATCAGGACGCTCTGATGAACGCAACGGTGGACATCAGTATGGAAAGTATCACGATCCAGTGCTCACGAACAAAATTCCGCGCCTCATGCGCTAACCTGCGCAGCGTTGGACTTGTTCCGGTCTTCCCCTCCTGACGGGGATTGTCCATTTCGAAAAGATGACCGCGATCGTCCTGTTCAAATTTTCGTTTGTCAGCTGGATTTAAAGCATGAGACGCATCTGCTGTATGCCGGCATTTCCCGCCCCGCTTGTAGCAAAACGTTTTTCTACAATCCGGGACCATGCCATCACATAAATAGACGACTCGTGTTTTCTCTGACACGCATTCTCACCTCCTGTCCTTGTTGATTCTTCGGCTATGATGCTCCGAGTGGGATGTGCCGCGCGAGGCCGCATTTCCATTTCAGACGCCGAAACTATTTGCAGGCTTCAAGAACTTCTGCAAAAACCGATTCGAGCGAAGCGCGAAAATTGGAAAGGTCCTCAACAACCTGCGGGAA